GATTCCGCCGACCGTCATCTTGTCGACGTAGGCCGGGGGCAATGCGCAGATCACGCAAACCAAGGACGTCAGGGCGTCCAGGGCTTCGTTGAACGATGGAAGCGGGTTTTCGCGGGACTTCAGGGTTTGATCTTCGTTCGCGTGAGCGTAGGCGATGAAGATATGGGTCCGGGTTCGCCTGATCTTCTGGATCGTCAGCGACGACGGGTCGGAATTCGGGTTTGATGACATGGCTTTTTGTTTTTGGGTTTGGGTTTTGGACGGAAGGGCGTCAGGCGGAAAAGCTTCGTCTTCGGCGGGCATTGTTCCGGGTCCAGCGCATAGAATTCGAAGCGGACCCCGGCCGAAATGATCGCGTCCGGCTTCGATCGGACGACATCGATCTTCATCAACCGCGCGGTCGCGTGAAGGACGCCGATCGCGTCCCCGTAGCTTTTGCCCCGGCGGGACCAGGCTTCGAAGTCCTTCAGGACCGCGACGTCGACCAGGGGACCCCCGGCAAGGCGGCGCCGGGGTTTGGTTCCTTTCAGGTGTGCGGACATGGGAAGATGACTTTCAGGCCCAGGACCCATCTTTCGATCAGGGTCGCCCGGACGCGGATTTTCAGCATTCGGAACGGCATCTTGAAACAAAGGCGGTTGCCGTCGTAAAAGAGCAGCCAATGGGGATCAGCGTAGACGTTGCGCATGATTAGAGCAGTTCGCATGGTCGCGAATACTTCGCTGCGATCTTCCGGGCGTGTTCGATGTTGTCGGGTTTGGTTGGCGGATCCAACAGGACGGCGATCGTCTGCAGGTCGGACAACATTTCGCCTTCGTGATCGGCCGACCGGTCCAGGATCGCCCGGTTTTGGGTGCGTTCGGTCAGCCAACCGGCGGCGAAAATGATCGCGGCGATGATCAGGAAAATCCCGGCGCTGATCGACCAGGCGACGAAGGAATTCGAAAGGACTAAGGCAAGGTTCATGATGTTTTCGGTTTGCGGATTTGTTCGATCCAAGAAAAGGCCCGATCACCCAGGGCGGTCGCGAATTCGACGCCCATCATAAGGTCCACCGATCAATAGGGCTGTGCTCATTTGATTAAAGGAGGCTCCTTCGTGGCCTGCTTGCGATCCTCGTCGGTCAGAGGGGGATGATACCGATTCAACGCCTGCGGAATGCCGATCCGGCGCAGGATGTGTGTCCCTTCCAGGGTTGGGATCCGCCCGACGTACTCGATCTCGTCCCAGTTGGCGCGGTAGTAGCATTCGCCCTGTCCTGGCACCATGGTAAAAGCAATGACGCCCCACTCCTTGACCTCGGTGACCTGCAGGCAGCAGCAGAAGAACTCCGAAACGCCCTTGCGATTGGTGACATGGACTACATCACCGGGGATCAGTTTGGTCGGTTTCATAGCACCCTTATTATCTTATGAGACCCTAACTCTACGGTCGCAGTAATTGATGAAGCTCTTGGTGACTCTTTCATCAAACGGAATACCCCGAGCAATCCACATCAAGCGCAGGATCCGCATCGTATTTTGCGAATGCTTCCCACTCGCCAATCGACGTTGAGCTTTCTCCCGGCGTGTCATGTTCGTATTATCGCTGAGGCCCACCACCCAGGGCCCCGACCCTGACCCGATTGCACAGCACCGCAAACGCCCCGCTCGCTGCGTCCACTATGTCCTTGAGCTTGGCAAAGGGGAAGAGCGCCAGCTGGTCCCGCATTGCTGGCCACTCCATCAATCCCTCCTTGACCCGGACGTTGCCTTCATTCACTTGGACGCTAAAGGGATCGGCCCGCAGCTCCTTGCTGCCAGTCACCTTGTCGCGCCCAGCGGTAAACCCAGCCAGGTTGCGCAGCGTGCCTTGGGCGCTCTCTAAGCCACCGCTGCCCGGCTCCTGCTCGACGCACACGGCTACGCCCTTTCCATCGACGTCGGCCGTCTGCCGGATAATGCGCTCACGTTCCCCACTATCCCAACGTCCATGAATCACGTCCAGGATCCAGAAGAGACGCACCAGGGTCTTCCCCCCGACGATCTCAACGTACTCGCCCATCTTCACCCCGGCCGTCTCTGCCCCGGTGCCAGCTTCCGTCCCGGCTTTGTCCCAGTAGCGCACTATCCGCCGGAACTTCATCAAGGGTGGGGGAATACCGACCTGGATCTTCGCGACCTTAAACATGCCACCTTCCGTCGGGACTGGCCACTGCTCGATCTGTCCGCTGTATCCGAAGGGCCCAAGCCTGATCCGCGCCTCCTCGAGGACAGCCCGGGGCGCACGCACCAAGTCCAGCAGCGAATTGCCTTGCGCGTCTTTTTGGTACTTGAGCCGGTACCGCTTGGGCGACACCCGATCGCTTTCCTCCCCCGGCAAGCAGATGTGCCGGACCTTGATCTTGTCCGGGTGAGCCTTGGCCTCGGCCAGCATCATCCCGGAGGGATCCTCTTCATGCAGGCGCTGCATGATGATGATGACCACGCTCACTTGCTTGTCCACTTTCCGGGAGAAGAGAGTCTCCTTCAACCAGCGATTGACCTTGCGCAGGGCAGCGGCGCTGTGGACATCCCCTGGATTGATTGGATCATCGACCAGCAGGAAGTGAGCATGGAAGCCGCCAATGTCCCCTTCGCTGCCGACGCTGTGCCGATCCCCCCCTTCAGTCGTTTCGTAATAAGTCTTCGTGTCCTGATCGTCCCGAAGCTGGACCGCCGGGAAAAGGCGCTGGTATAGTTCGCTCTTCACGATCAACCGCCCTTTGCGTGACAAGTCCAGGGCCAACAAGTCAGTGTAGGAGGCACCAATGGTGCGAATGTAGGCCGCCCTTGTCCAGCACCAGACTGGGAACATGATCGAGACAATGGTGGACTTGGTGCTCGAGGGCGGGACGTTGATCACCAGATCGTAGAGCTTGGGCTCGCCCCGAAACACTCGCTCCGCGACCAACTGCACCTCATCGCACAGCACCTTGATGTGCCAGTTCCAGACCGGCTCCTCGCTGATGATGGTGCTCCAGAAGGTCTTGACGAATTGATAAAAGGACTCCCGGCAGATCGAGCGCAGCAGATCGTCCTCGCTCAGTCCGACGTTTGGAGTTTTGGCAACGGCCACCATAGGCTAAGGAGCTTACAGGATTCCAGTTAGGAGGGCGATAGATTTGTTGGCGGCCGCAGGAACTCGAACCATTCGTCCCGCAGAGTCAGATGAAAGCACACGCCGAAGCTCTCCCCTTCGCCAGTCCACCACGTCTCGACTTCGCTCCCATTTGGCTTCCGGTAGGAAGAGAACCCGGTGACAAAGAACTCCTGCCCAGCGTGCCACTTGCCCCCGCTCGCTAAGGGCACGTCAACCAGCAGCCGGATTTTGGTGACGATAGTGGTTGTAGGCACGCTCATAATTCCCTTTCGTCGCGTTCTCTGGCCGGGTCAGGGTCTGGCAGTTGCGCAACGAATAACCCCGGTTCACTTCGATCCGATCGATCGTCCACCCATCCGGCAAGAGCTGGATGTAGCCGGTCATGGCGCAGAACTGGAGAAACTCCTCCAACTCCCACTCCACCTTGATTCCGCGCAGCTTGGCGTTCCACCGGTGGTGATGCCAGGCCGAAAGAAAAGGGTGCCGTTCGCGCCATCGTCGTTGCGGAACTGCTTTGGCCATGGAGTTGACCCTCAATTGGCGTTTTTGGCTCTAACCCCATACAAATTCGCCATTTCCAGCGCATAATCGCTCTTCAGGCCGCGTTTTATGTCCCCTAGGTATCCCCTGATACCCCTGTGCCAGGCCCAACCCAGCGTGAAGGGGCTTTGGGGCATCCCAGCTTGAGCGAGGGCTTGTTTCAACCACCGGACGTGAGCGAGGGCGCATTCGCGCGCTAAGTCCGGGCGCAGGGTGCATAAGGCGAAGGGCCGCTTGCCCATGTGCTGCGTCCAGACCGCGTAGGTGATGGCATAGATGGAACGCTCCCCGTTGGGACCAATGTGATCCTGGGTGTAGCCTTCCTTTTGGACGACGCAGTCCAAGAAGCGTTCATCATTGACCTGCTCCAAAGCAGTCAGCGGCAGGAGCAGAAGCAGCAGGACGGATCTCAATCTCATAAGATAGACCTCCCATCAGGCGTTAGGTTTCTCCGCCTTCGAATCACCCTTCTGTTTAAGCCCGTCCGCTCCAGCTGCGGGCGGGGATTCGACTTTGGCGGCTTGGGCCCTGATGGGAGGAGAGGTATATTCCCAGTTCACCGCGTTGACCGCAGACAGAAGCGATGCAGTATGAAGGATCTCCGGGGTCTGCTGCTTCTGCCACCGCCAGTCCGGCCGGTACTTCCAACCATGCGCTTGCAGGTAGAGGGCACAGACCTTGAGGTACAGCCAACCGACCCACTTTGGGTGAGCGCAAAACCAGTCAATCAGTTTTCGCTTCATGGCAAGTTAGGGTCATCCATTCTCGGATCATCCCCTAGCCGCAGGACGCAGAGCAGCCCATCGATCCTCGCCCAATTCATACATGCGCAAGCCGTCATGATTATCTCCTTGTGTCCTTATTATCATGCTCCAACTGGCACTGGTGTGACCGGCTTGGCCTGGAGCAGCTTGGCCGCCTGCACCTTCTCTAGCAGCTTCAGCTTCTCCTCGAGGGTCAGGTCGAGCTGATCCACCGAGATCACAAACCCGTGCAGGTGCTGAATCTCGCCCTTCACTTCCAGCTTCTCTCCAAAGCCCCGGTCCGCGTTAAAAGTCTTGTTGGCAAAGACCACTGCCCCCGGATGCCGAAAGACCACCAGGTCGTTCAGCGCCTTCTCATAGAAGTTGCCCTTGTGGAACTTCAACTCCTCCAGCAGCTCGACGAAGTCAGGATCCTCCTCCCACTGCTTGAGGACGGCCCGATTCACCCCGACCATGTGGCAAGCGTGCGACACATCAAAGTTGCTGCTGATGATAGCGTGGAGCCAGAGGGACTGCCGCACGCGCAAGGACTGCCCATCGAGCAGCATCCGGATCTTCTCGTAGCCATTGGCATGGTCAAACCAGTAATCGATCTTGTCCCACAGCTCTTGCAGCTTGGGCGGCAGCTGGGTGTAGGCGTACTGCTCGAAGGTCTCGTCCCCTTCCTTCGGCTTCTTCCGGGCGGTCTGAAGCGCATAAGCCAGTTCCGGGTGCAAACGCTGCCAAAGCGAGAAGGTAGTGTTGTTGACACGCAGGGCAGCGGAGATTTCCTGATTCTCCATTCCAGCCCGGGCCATAATGTACGCATCGACTGGAATGGTAGAGCGCCAGAGCGGCCTATTCTTCCTATCTGTCTCTTTTGAAGGGGTCTTTTTCACTGCGTAGCTAGGGTGGGTCTCTAGTCCCTTAGATTGGGGAAGTCAAGCGCCTTTGGTTTCTGCGCTTTAGGATTTGGGCTGTTCGGACCGGATTTTTCAGTCGGCGTACGTGGCCATTTTCGATAGTGAAGTTGTGACCTGAATACAGGGCCCGGCGAATTTCATCCTCTGCGCCGGATTGCTCAAGTAAGAGCTGACCTACATCATTGATCGCATAGCGCACGCAATCGGTATCGGAGACATCACGTAAGGCCACAAGCCGAAGCAGGGCGTTCACCGTGCGCCAGTTTGTCTGGCGCAGTCCAACCCAGCACTCCCTCCCCTCGCAGGTCACTTCAGCATCATCCCACCGCTCTTCCTCTTCGGCGGTCGCGAGCGCTTGCAGGAGCCTGACCATCCCTTTGGTCAAGGTTGGCCCTTCTTGATTTGGTCCTCCAGAAACTTGATATGGTCCCGAAGGCCACGCAGCTCACCTGTGTTCACCGCGTGCTCATCCATCAAATCGGGGGCACCGTCGACATGAGATTTGGCCCGTTCCCACAGAGCAGCGTTCCGAGCGTGCAAGGTTGCTTCCCGAGCGTGGATGCAGGCCAGCTCAAGGGCATAAAGGTCAGATTGAGTAAAGGTCATGGGACTATCCTTTCTTCCGGCGGGTGTCAGTGACCGTAATGACCGCTCCTGCCCCTAGCTCGCGAAAGCGCGGGGCAATAACCCGGCAGCGGCACTGGCCGTTGACGTTGACGTAGAGCACATCGTCATCATTGGGCGTGTGCATGAGCTCAACCTGAACGATGTCCCGGCGGGTGCATCGGAGATCGACGTTGGTGACTTCGTTGGGTGGCATGGGAGGAGGAGTTAACCGAGGTGGTAAGTCGCGCAGCCCTCTTCTTCGGAACCTTCCTGCACCTCGACCACGTACATCGAGAAGCAAGAGGAGTTGTGATCGGCCCCGGTCGCGTACGGGGCCCCAGTCTTGTCATCGTATTGAACAGTGAAGTGGGCATCTTCTGCCTCCTTCACGAACTGCTTTTCCTGTGGGGTGAGTTTGCGTTTCTTGCTCATGGGAAAGGGTTAGGAATGATTGGTACTTGGCTGCTCGAGGGCAAGGACTGCTTCAACCCGTGCGACCATTTCAGCGTGCATGGCCTCAGCTTGTTCCCATCCCCCAGCGCACCGATTCATCTCCCCATCGAGAGGTAGGACATGCTCTTGTGGCTTGCTCTGATCAAAGACCATCGTCTCCCAAAGGACGGGCGGACCCTCGCCGAAGCTGTGGTCCAACCCGAGGAAGATCGTCGAGATCCAGTAAGGGCCACAGGTGGTCTCCGCTACCCGGACCAAGGCAGCATGATCCTCCCGCTCCATCCACTCAGCCCAGGCGAACAAGTCGACAACGTGGAAGCGATGATCCTTATCGATGATGTAATGCAAGCGGGTCATGGTTTCCATTCCTTTAGGACCTTGACCGCTTCAGCAAAAGTCATCATGTTCTTTTGGACGCGTCCCATGATCACATGGTCAGTCAGGGATTTGGTAAATGCATCTCGCACCGACAAGACAATGAGATTGTCCCGAGCATTCGTCCCTCCCATTTCCAGAGGTACGCGGCGACACACCTTGAAGAGGTGCCGCTGCTCCGGTTTTACCCCCATCTCATTCAGCATTGGGTAAGTGATGCTGGTTGGGATAGGGTCGGCGTACAGCAGCGGATCCACGCGCTTTGATTCGACGCAGTAGGCCGAGGTGAGAGCGAACAGCATCAACAGCAGGGTGATCTTCTTCATATTTCAGTTTCCTTTCAAGTTCGGCCATGTTTGGGCATGGTCCTTTCGGCATGGGTAAGTGGAGTGAATCCCAAAAGCTCTTGTCTCGCCAAGTCTTCTCGGCCATTGCTTGCAGTTTCTGCTCGCAATCCCATCGCTCCTGCGCCTCCTGCGCAACTTGGCAGTTGCCGCGCACAACCGGGCGGGCTATTTCAACGACGAACGGAAGTTTCTTTGAACTGTTCATAAAGATATTGGACTGGTTGACCAAAGAAGATCTTGTGGAACACGAGAGCCGGAGGATGAATGGTGCCCGAGACTACGGCCACGCAGGTGATCCGACCGGAAAGACGTTCGGTGTAGAGGCACCAAGGCTTGAGGTACACCAGGAGCATCCACAGCTGGTAGCAGTTCGCAACCGCAAGCGCCAGCAGCACTCTACACCGAAGATCAAAATGGGGAAGGTGAATCACGTTAATTATCTCCTAGGTCCCCTGGCGGACGTTTTCCTACCACTGTGTCCCAATCCTGTTTCCATCCTCGGTCAATAGATACTGCGTTTGCCACAAGCAGTACCTCCTCAAGGTTGAGACCAAGCTGCTTCATCATTGACAGTGAAGCAAACATAATCCCAGTGATCACGTCTGTCCGAGGATCAAGATTCTCTCGCCCCTGTTGCATTCGTACCCGATAATGATCATCCAGCATTGTCTGAAGGACATCATAGGCATCCCACAAATGGGCCGGAAGTTTGTGTCGAGCGATTGTCTTCATAGGCTATCTTTGAAAGTGGAGTTAATGGACTTGAGAAATTCGATCGCTGCATCGACTCGTTCCTTCGGCATCAAATTTTGGCGCCGGAGATGCACCGAACAGGTCAGCTTCATGTCATAGCACAGTAAGTCATCCCAACGTGAACCATCAAGAGCATCCATAATGAAAAGTCGATGGTCCCCGCAGCTCAAAGTGAAGAAGCCTTCCGGCGAGGGAGGACTAGGTTTGAAGACCTTGACGTGATGCTCAATTGCCGCTCGGACGGAGTCATCATAACCGGCAGTGATGCTGCTCGCCATGTCGCCCTCCTCATCCCAAAATCCATTTGGGGCGGGCAGGGCAAGTACCTTCTTTTTTAGGTGCGGCTTGCGCGGAGTAACATTTTTCATCCGCTTCACCTCGGCTGTATCCGAAACCACTGGATCCTGTTTATGTTTCATGTATCCTTTCTATTATCAGCTGTGCAAGGGCAGATTGACCTTGATCATCCGGCCCTTGAAGTAGCCCTGTTGAAATGCCTCAGCGGACATGCCTTGGCAATGCCGCGTGCTGGACTTGATATCCTTTCGGGAATCGACGAACTTCTCCAACGCCTGGCTCTTGTCAATGATCATGAGCGCGTAGCTCTGCGCCTTCGCTTCCTTCACGACCCTGGCCTGCGCCTCGTCCCACGCAGCGTTGAAGCCTGAGACCAAGCCCTCGAGGTATCCATTCCAAACCGTCGCTGGCGCACGCTCCCCGCCGAAGTTGACCCGACTGAACTCATTCCAGCATCGACGGAACGTTTCACTCAGCACCTCAAAGGCATAG